TTTGCTCTTGTTGAAAGTAGTTGGATCGAGACCAGCTTCGCGAGCTAAGCGCGATGGCGACCAACTTTTCAGTTGAGCAAGTTTATCAATTCCTGCCCAAACCTGCGGATGCGTAAACAAAGGACACAACTCCCAATAACTCGACTTCCACGCCACCATAGGAACCGAGTCGCAAGCGGTCACTAGGAACATATCCTTTTTTATTGCTTTTTGTCTTTTTTTATGTTTTAAATCCTTTTTACACTGCTATAACGCTTCCTTACCAGACAGGGGATAATTTGATGCAGGCCAACCACCAGATTGCTCGTCATGAGAGAAGGCTTGCTGGCCCGCGTCGAAAAATCACTAGAGCCATTGTTGTCTTCGTCGATGAGACCGAATGTTTCCACCTCCGATGGTTAAAACGAGGTTTTCGACACTGCTTTGCCGCCATCCGCCATCAAGATCATTGGATAATATGCGATCCCCTAAAGAACCGAATTGAATTTTTGGCCATCAAGATCCCTTCTGACGTCAATCTTTGTCATTTTTACTATGAAAGAGGTCATACTGTTTTGATCAGTGATGTTATACTAACCGACCACAATCGATGGATATGTCCAGAGATTCTGACTTGCGTCGGTATCGTTAAGAAGATTATCGGGTTCCGATCTTTTTGGATCATGACGCCATGGCAGCTATTCCAAGCATTGAACAGAACGAGCCACCAATGGCGTCTCGTAAACTGACGGCTTTCCTAACCAAACTGCGACCACTTCCCTCATTCTCATCTTTTTCTATGTATTTATTCTTGACATGGCCATAAATTAGGTATATATTCAGCATCATCAAACACCAAACGACCTCTCGTTTGGAAATTCCTTGTCAATCGCAGCCTGAACAGGAGTCGCGCTCATGGGTGAGCTCTCGGCAGAGGCTATTCTCTCGCGTTATCGGGCCGCCCAAAGTCGACGTGCGCCTTGGGAAAGCGTATGGCAGGATTGCTATACGTTTGCCCTTCCCCAACGCGGGTCCGGTTTCGGCGCTCAATTTGACCCTGCACGACGTCATGCCGAGCGTCTCTTCGATGGCACGGCAACCGACGCTGTTGAGCAGTTAGCTGCCTCGCTTCTGGCACAGTTGACCCCTCCTTGGTCACAATGGTTCGGTCTTGCACCTGGATATGACGTCAACGTCCTTGAACGAGTGGTGATCTCAGAGGAGCTGGATCACGCGACACAGGTCATACAGGGTCATTTCGATCGATCGAATTTCGCCGTCGAAACTCATCAAGCATTCTTGGATCTCGCCACGATTGGAAGTGCGACCCTTCTCTTTGAAGAAGCTCCGCTTGGAAGTCTCAGCGCCTTTCGATTAACCGCGGTCCCCATGTCCGAGATGTATTTTGAAGCTGGGCCTGACGACCAGATTTCAGGACATTTCCGCAGCCGTAATCTTCCGGTACGTACGCTTCGATCTCTTTTCCCTGAGGCCCCGCTGCCAGATGAGCAAGACAAATGTACAGATCACGAACGCACATCACTTCCAATAGTCGAAGCAGTGCTTCCCCGAGACGAAGGCTTTATCTACACGGCCCTACTTTTGGACAATCCAAGTAAGCCGACTTGCTTGGCGCAAGGCGTACTTTCAACGTCCCCATTCATCAGCTTTCGCTGGTTAAAGGGCGCTTCTGAGGTCTATGGTCGTTCACCTGTGATGACAGCGCTCCCAGATATTAAGACAGCCAATAAAGTCGTCGAACTGGTTTTAAAGAATGCATCGATTGCCGTTACGGGGATTTGGCAGGCGGAAGATGACGGCGTTTTGAACCCGGCCAATATCAGATTGGTTCCAGGCACCATTATCTCAAAGGCCGTTGGTTCATCTGGCCTGACACCTCTTCAGGCACCAGGGCGTTTCGATGTTTCAAATCTGATGCTGGACGATCTCAGAGGGCGCATCCGACACACACTTTTGGTTGATCGCCTTGGACCTGTAAGCGGTCGAAGGATGACAGCAACTGAAATCCTGGAGCGTAGCAATGAGATGTCGCGCTTGCTGGGGGCCACTTATGGTCGACTGCAGACTGAGCTCTTAACACCTTTGGTCAGTCAAGGAATGCGTCTCCTGAGACGACGCGGCGAAATTCCCGACATTGCGTTGGATGGTCGAACGATCGAGCTCCAATATCGGTCGCCACTTGCTCGTTCGCAGGCGCGAGACGATGTGCAAAATACACTTATGTGGTTGGAAACGACCGCACAGCTTGGTCCTGAAGCCATGCAAGCCGTCGACATCCCGGCGACGACACAATGGCTGGGCGAACGCCTCGGTGTGCCAGGACAGCTGGTTCGAGATCTTTCGCCACTTGCCAGTTTGATCGGCGAGCTTCCCACAGAGGACGCTAAAGAGGATTGATCTGATGGATCCTGTTACCAGCGAGCATTCTGTCAACGATGGTTGGGATTGGTTTGAAGCATCTCGCGATCTAAAAGACATGGATAATGGCGAAGTACTTCGTGCCTTCGCTCGATGCTTCAGCGGGAGTGATGGAGCATACGTTCTCGATCATCTGAGGCGCACTGTGCTGGATCGCCGTCTCGGGCCTGATGCCAGTGATGCAAGCCTACGATTCCTGGAGGGCCAACGTTCTATCGTTGCACATATCCTCACCATGATAGAGCGCGGCCAAGCCTGAAAACTCATCAATAGCATGACCATGTCAACGGATCGGAACCACCAAATGATTGAACAAGATAACGGCAATGAGGTGGGCGACACCAGTCGATTGGAGATCTCATCGATCGAGCCAGATGATATCGCGACAACGGTCGATATTCAGAACACCGAAAGTACCCCCGACATCCAAGAAGCAGCACCAGAAAGTGATGGTGTACTAGATAGTGATTACACCATTATACGCCCGACCGATGTACCCGAGAAATTTTGGGATCAGGAAACTGGAGCCCTTAGAACTGAGAACTTGTTGAAATCTTACCTCGAGCTCGAGAAGAAACTTGGCACGATGGTGCCTGCCCCAAACAAAAAAGATCCTGGCAGCCGTCATCGACTTGAGCGCATGTTGGGCAAGCCTGACTCACCGAGCGACTATCAGATTGAACAGCCGCACGAACTGGTCCCATCCGACCCAGAAATCAACACCAAGCTCCATGATGCTGGACTGTCAGCAGAACAAGCTCAGTTAGTTTACAATCTCGCTGCTGAGCATCTCGTACCTATAGCTGAAGAACTCAACCGAGAAGCCCAGCAGAAGATCGAGCACTCCAAACTGGCTGCACATTTCGGTGGCGATCAGAAGTGGCAAGCTATTGCACCGCAGATGAAAACTTGGGCTCAGGCGAACTTACCTGATGACGTTTTTCAAAGCCTGACATCTAGCTTCGATGGCGTTGTCGCTCTTCATCAAATGATGCAAGCGCGTGAGCCAAACTTGATCTCGGAGGCCACTGTTCCGTCGCCAAGCACCGACAAAAGCCAGCTCTCTCGAATGATGCAAGACCCACGCTATTGGCGTGATCGTGATCCGACATTCATTGCTGAGGTCACGGCGGGATACAAGCGTTTGTTCGGATAGCCCAAAAATACCGACTCAGCGGACAGCGACCTGTAACCTTAAGTGCAAAACGGTCTGATCAAAGGAGACGATAATGGCAAGACTTCGCAACAAAGGTCCAAGTGCGACGCGACTGGTGCGCGATGACGACAATGTCCCCATGCCGATCATGCCTTGGGGTACAACGTTCAATCTATCCCCAGACGAGACAACAGCTGTCCGTAATGCAACGCCGATTTCTGATACATGTGGCGTGGTCAGCGTGATCGCCATTGGCGGTGGTGCACATTTCCGTCAAGGCGATACAACGGTGGTGGCCACGACCGATGATCCGTTTCTCCCTGAAGGTATCTGGCATGAACTACCAGTTTTCGAGGGTGGCGAAACTAGCCATATCTCCTTCATTGCTGCGAGCGGCGCCGGCAGCATAGCGACCCAGATTTGCGAGAGGCAGTAACCGATGACAGCGTTGAGTCTTCGAAGCGCGAGGCGACTCGGCTTAGAAAGAAGGCAACGCATCGTCGATGGAGATGATTCTTCTCTCCCTGAAGGCGAACCCTGGTCAGACTCGACGTTCTGGAGTGATCTAACTGGCTGGGTCGACTGACACGCATCAAGCTGGGTCAGCTAACGAATTCACTTTGTTAGCCTCAACTGAACACCTACCTCAAATTTTCACATGATAACCAGGTGTTGCTGCACCACTTGCAACACCTCTCTCTCGGATTTCGTCCAGGACCACCCTCTTAACTATGAGGGCCCTCCGACGGGTCCCGCCCAGACGGCGCGTAGCCGTCAGACCGCGGCCCTGTTCATCAGGATCAACCGCTGTCGTTCAACGGAGGGACGAAAGTGTCCACATCCATCGATCAAGCTTTCATCAAACAGTTCGAAGAAGAAGTCCATCAAGCTTATCAGCGAATGGGCTCCAAGCTTCGGAACACCGTACGTGTCAAGAACGGGGTCGAAGGCAGCTCGACCGTCTTTCAAAAGGTCGGCAAGGGGACCGCATCGACCAAAGCGCGACATGGCAAAGTTCCGGTCATGAATATTGACCACACGCCAATCGAGTGCGTACTCGAGGATTACTATGCCGGCGACTGGATTGATCATCTCGATGAGTTGAAGGTCAACATCGATGAGCGCCAGGTCCTTGCTAATGCGGGCGCATTTGCTCTTGGCCGGAAAACCGACGAACTCATCATCGCCGGTCTTTCGAGCACGACCAATCTCGCCGGTGCAGGCACCGACGGGCTTACGAAGGCAAAAGTGCTCGAAGCCTTCGAAATTCTCGGTGACAATGATGTGCCCGATGACGGTCAGCGATATGCCGCCATTGGTTGGAAACAGTGGTCCGAGCTTCTCGACATCGAAGAGTTTGCCAATGCTGACTATGTGGGGCCAGACGAGTTGCCCTGGCGTGGCACACAGGCCAAGCACTGGCTTGGGACGATGTGGATGCCTCACTCGGGCTTAGAGCTGGTAAGCGGTGTGCGTCGGTGCTTTTGGTACCATCGCAGCGCCATCGGACATGCCGTGGGCCAAGACGTCGTTACTGACGTGACTTGGCACGGCGATCGAGCAGCGCACTTCGTGTCAAATTCGATGAGCCAGGGCTCCTGTCTCATCGACGCAGAAGGCGTCGTCGAAATGCCTAGCTTGGAGAGCTAAGAGATGGCTTATGACGCGAACAACCTCAGCGCTCTGACCTATGCCAACGGCTTTACGCTCTGGCACTACAAAACTGCCGACTTGGCGGCTGATGTCGATACGAATGGCTACTTCGATGAAGCTTCATCGATGCTGCGCGTCGGCGACTTCATCATGGCGAACACGGCCATCAACAGCACTGTCGCAAGCGGTGTTTTCATCGTGAAATCGAATGATGGAACGGCCGTCGACGTTTCCAACATCAGCAGCTTTGGTCTGGCGAACACAGACTAAGCTAGAGAAAGCGCCTGTCTTTGACGGCGCTTGGGGAGGCGGGTGGATGGCGAACTGCCATCCATCCCGCCGCTCCGAACCTCAAACAATGCGACGATCTCGAATTTCGAGACGTCTGGATCGGGAGACAATCATGTCGAAACTCGTGATGGTCGCATTCCTAATGACAGCCTTATCATCAACAGGGTCGGCGGGTGAGCCAGAGGTCAAATTGGACAATCTGTCTTGTAAAGGCTTACCAGTGAGCCTCTTCGAGGGCCGTCTTCCTGCCGAGGCAAGACGCCTCGTCTTGGATGACACGATGCTTCAGACCTTCGTTGAATTTTGGAATGCAGGCTCAAGACCGGATCTGCCAAAACGACCAGAAAGAGTGGTCATCTACTCGCTGCCGGGATTGCCGCTGATCATCGGTTATCAGGAACGCCAATGTATTATCGCATATCTCACCATCGAGAGCGATAAGCTTTGGCGGTGGCTCCGCCCTCGCTTTGGCTGGAAAGTTTGAAGTCTTACCCTTTTTTAACAGCAAACCGAGGAAGCTAGATCATGTCTCTCAGCAATGTCGAGCTTTGTTCAGCTGCCCTTGTGAAGCTTGGGGCCGAGAGCATTTCATCTTTTGCTGATGGAACGACCGAAGCAGATATCGCAGCTGCACTCTACGATATCATTCGCGATAGTTTGCTGGGCACACATCCCTGGTCGTTCGCAACGGCACACGCCGAACTTGCTCTGTTGCCGACGACGCCTCTGTCAAACTTTCAATATGCATTCGAGTTGCCTGCCGACTTCATCAAAGCGATTTCCGCTGGCGATGAATGCCGAAGTCGAGGCGCGGTCTATCAGATCATCGGAAGTGAGATCCACACGAACTACGAAGAACTCACGCTCACCTACATCAAACGGTCTGACGAGGCCAACTTTCCAACATATTTCGTATCAGCGCTGGTAAATCGGCTCGCTGCCGAGTTCTGTTTACCACTAACTGAGAACTCATCGCGTTCCGAGACACTTTATAGATTGGCTGAGACCGAACTGAAACTTGCCAAACTCATCGACAGTCAACAGGACACGCCGCCCAAGGTCGAGGATTTCACGCTCATCAGGGCTCGCCTCGCATGACCCGCGTCAATCTTCTCCAAACGAATTTCACATCAGGCGAACTAGATCCCCGCCTGCTCGGGCGAAGCGATCTTCGATCTCAGGAGAATGGCGCAGCGCAGCTTCAAAATGTCTTTGTAGAAACAACAGGCGGCGTCCGTCGTCGGGCAGGCTTTGCGTATCTAAATACAGCGCCGGGTCGCGGACGCCTAGCAACCTTCGAACCCAGCTCTGGTGGCACATTTCTGTTCGTTTTTTCCAATTTGCGCGTCGATATATTCGAGGACAAAACACTGTTGGCCAACCTGGTTACACCGTGGACCGAAGAGGATATAAAGCAGATAAGCTGGGCGCAGTTCGGTGATAGCATTCTCGTCACACATCCCGATCACACGCCACAAAGAATCGTCAAGATTAGCAATATCAGCTGGGCAATTGACGATATTAGTTTCAGTGAAAAGGAAACAGGTGGGTCCTGTCAGCCGTTCGCTCGTTTCGTTGCTGACGATGTGACCATCTCGGCAAGTGACACAAATGGGCCGATCACACTGATAGCCTCTGACGACGTATTCGTTTCTGATCACCTTGGATCAGTCTTTCGAATCCGAGGTGATCAGGTGCAGATTACCAATATCGTAAGTTCGACATCGGCAGAGGGTATCGTGTTGCCAAATGCTGGCATTTCTGACCCAAGCACGACCTCAGATTGGGACGAGCAGGCATTCAGTGACGCACGTGGCTGGCCTATCGCCATCTCCTTTCACCAGAATCGAATGGTCATCGGTGGATCGAGGGATCTACCAAACGGTCTTTGGATGTCGCGTTCCGGACGGTTCTTTGATTTTGATCTGGGCACAGGTTTAGGTGACCAGGCCATTGCTTTTCGTCTTTCTGCCAATGATGCTCCTACTATTCGGTCGCTCATGTCAGGGCGTCATTTGCAGATCTTTACGTCAAGCGGCGAATGGATCGTCACTGGCGATCCGCTTACACCAACTAATATCCAACTTTTTCAACAAAGCCGCATCGGGTCACCAATTGATCGCCAAGTGCCGCCTCGAGATGTCGATGGAGCTACCCTGTTTGCGGCAAGAAATGGCCGCGAAATCAGAGAGTTTCTCTTTACAGACAGCGAACAAGCTTATCAGGCACCAGATCTCGCCCTTCTAGCAAGACATCTGGTGACGGATCCCATTGACCAAGCCTTCGATCGCGGCCGACGGTTACTTCTCATCGTAATGGCGAATGGTTCGCTTGCGACGATTGCCATTTATCGTAATGCTGACATCTTTGCATGGACACAACAAATAACTGATGGAACATTTCTTTCAGTCGCTGTCACGGATACACGCACTTTCGCCTTGGTGGAGCGTGCAAATGGTGTCTTCGTTGAAGAGCTAATTGATGGTCTATTCGTTGACGCAGCAATCACGTTGGACGAGGCGTCACCGACCACGGTATGGACAGGCTTTGATCACCTCGAAGGCCTAACCGTGACAGTTCTCTTAGACGAGAATGGTATTGAAACCACAGTCGTCACCTCTGGCCAAATCACGCTTGGCAACGCTGCTTCCAGCATCGTGGCCGGGCTTCCTTATACGCATGTCGTTGAACCCCTGCCACCTGCTACAAACTCAACGTCTGGTCAAACCCAAGAACCTCTCTATCGACCTATCCGCCTCGTGCTCAGAATGCTCGAAACCCGCAGTCTCCGAATCGACACAGGCGGCGGAGCGCGCGATCTCCTTTTGTCGAGCTCGTCAACCCCGACGCCGTTCACCGGCGATCAGACACTTCGGGCTTTAGGCTGGCGACGTGGTGCAACTGCCTCACCATGGAGAATAGAACAATCGACACCACTACCCTTTAATCTCTTGTCCGCAACCACAGAACTAAAGGTGAATAGCTGATGGGTGCTCTCAGCAGTCTCGCTTCCGTTGGCCTAAACCTTGCGCTTGCCGATCAAGCGCAAAGACGGCGTTCCCGAACGATAAATACGGAACGCGACGAACGTATCGGTGCGATAGAACGCCGAAACGCAGAGGAGCAGCGAACCATTGATGAACGCCTTCGACGACAACTGGCCACTCAGCGTGCACGCGCCGGTGCTGCAGGCGTCGGCGGAAGTTCGACATCGAATGCAGTCTTACGAGGTCTTATCGAGGAAGCATCTGTTGCCGAACAAGCGGCCCAACAACAGGCTTCAGAATCGATTGCTACCTTGAACCAAAATGCTCGAAACGCCAGGCGTAACAATCTCTTGGATCTCGCCAGCAGTTCCGCGCGTCAGGGTATTTCGCTGTTGAGACCCAACTCTTCTTCATCCCTATTCGATCTCTAGGACTACTGACCACGATTTGGGGACGATGCTGCTTGCTTCTACAAATAGAGCAAGCTGGATGCTCTTTCGAGGTCCAACAGTACCTGCCAACAAGCTGTTCAGCATCGTCCCTACACGTCAATCAGCTTCTAGGTCTCTGATCATCTGGAGTTCGGCATCGCTTTACCCTCATCGATTATGATTGATGAGGATCAGCTCAATCAGAATTCCGCCGATAGTAGAGATCGATCATCAGACGCCAACGTCTTCAATCCGCCTATGCAGGACATCATGAATACGCTCGAAAGCGACGCGGATCGACTAGCAACATCAATCAGCTTTTCCCAATTCGTCTGGTTATGGAATCGCAGCCAGGGACAGAGAACGCCACAGCTACATCTTGATATCGCCGCTTGGCTAGACAAGAGATGGCAGCTCGGCGATCGACGGCTGCTCCTACTTTGTTTTCGAAGCGCAGGAAAATCGACCATGATTGGACTTTTTTGCGCATGGATACTTTTACTAACACCGAATCTTCGAATACTTGTTCTTTCCGCTGAATACGATCTTGCGAAAAAGATGGTTAGGAACATCAAAAACATCATCGAACGGCACCCTCTTACAACCGATCTCATTCCTGATCGTTGTCTCCAATGGGCCGCTGATGAGTTCACGGTAAGACGGAGCGCCGTTCTTCGAGACCCGTCTCTTCTTGCCCGGGGAATGAGTTCTAATATTACAGGATCACGCGCCGACATAGTCGTCTGCGATGATGTCGAGGTTCCCAATACTTGTCGAACGCCCGCAAAACGCGAAGAATTGCGCGAGCGCTTGCATGAGATCAGCTATGTCATCGTTCCCAATGGCCTTCATCTCTATGCCGGCACACCCCATAGCCTTCACTCTATCTATGCCGAGAAATCCGCTCGATCTGATGAGAGGCAATTCCTTGCTGGCTTCGAGCGGCTGTTTATTCCTCTTCTCGATGAACAAGGGAAAAGTCGATGGCCAGAGCGCTTTCCTATCGAGAGCATCCAGAGGCTGAGGGATCAAACCGGCCCGGCAAAATTCCAGAGCCAGATGATGCTGCGGCCATCCGAAGATGACGACGTGAGATTAGATCCAAGCAGATTGATTCGCTACGAAGATGAACTTGTCAGCAAAGAAAGTAATGGACATCGAGTTCTGACCATCGGCGATCGGCGGATGGTCTCGGTCACCGGCTGGTGGGATCCTTCTTTCGGCTCGCCAAACAAAGGCGACGCCAGCGTCGTAGCTGCTGTTTTCTGCGATGGTGATGGGGGATATTGGCTACACGATATTCGCTACATTGTGCACGATCCGGAAAAAAACGAAGAGATCGATGAGGCAACACAGCTTTGCCGTCAAGTCGCCACATTTGCAGCCGACCTTACCCTTCCATCCATTACGATTGAAACGAATGGACTAGGGCGATTTCTGCCAGCTGTCCTTCGGAGGGAAATATATAATGCAGGGATCGGATGCAGCGTTCGTGAGCATGTTTCACGTGCCAACAAGAATGAAAGAATCTTAGACGCCTTCGATCCTGTTCTGGCCGCTGGTGCTCTAAAGGCTCATGCTAATATTTGGCATACACCGTTTATCGACGAAATGCGGGACTGGCGAGCAGAACGGAATGGCCGAGATGACGGGCTTGATGCCGTCAGTGCTTGTATTCTCGCAGAACCGGTACGCCTTCGGAGAAAGCCGGAAAGCAGAAGCGCGGTGATGCGCGTTGCTAAGAAAAACCAAATGGCTGAATTCGACTTCACGCCGTGAAGCTTAAGAGCAGATTGACAACTTCTTCGCCTAAATCTCGCTAGCAAATGAAACTTGTCTCAGCGCCAATGTTGTGAGGGCTTATGATCAAGGCAGATGTTGCTTCCGAATTTGAAGAGACGAACGGTAGAGTTATCGACTTCGAGTCGGCAGCCGAAAGAATAACAACAGATCGCATCGCCGCCGCCCTCCTTCATCTCGCTGGAAACGAGAATGTTCGTGTAATCGAAGCTCTCGCATCGACGATCGCCAACGCCTTGAAGACAGGAGTTGAAGCCGATCATTCCTTTGCATTTGGGAGAACTAGGCTTCTACGTTATCCCAGCACGCTTGCTTCAGACAAAACGCAAAAAACGGCTGCCTTCAGAAGGATCGCCAGACGAGCACTAAGTGACACCATCGCCGATCCAACGCGAGGCGCGACAGCATTCCATCGCATA